AATGTTGCAGTATTAAATCCTACCAAAGGTCTATCCTGCCAATATTTCAGTACTCCTGTAGCACTATCATAATAAATTACTCTCCCTACAGCAGTTACTCCAGTACCAATTGTTTGGGTTATTCTAGCATTATCTTCAAAAGTTGCATTTTCATAATCTAACCTATCGGCAATTCCCTTAAGTTTTAATGCATAAACTGCACTTACTTTATCCTCGGAAAGAAATTCATTTGAAGAAATTTTTCTTGGGTTCTTTACTAATCCAACTCTAGCAACTTTGTTCCCAATAATAAAATCTGGATTTAAAACATCATTTTCTACTCTAGAATATATTAATATGTTTTTTGCACCAAGTTCTCTGTAGATATCGCTTCCATGACCTCCTGGAGGTGGTATGATAACATCAAAAACTGGTTCGACAGAACCGGACCCCAAAACCAATCCTCCAGATAAAAGATCCAATTTTCCAAATGTATAACCAGAACCTCCGGAAGTTACATTAACAGATTCTATGGTAGAATCTTCTCCAACAACTACAGTTGCCTTTCCTCCAGTTCCATCTCCAACAATATTTACGTTAGTATAAGTTCTTGAAGGTCCTAAACCACTTCCTCTATTTTTTATGGTTACAATTTTTAATTGTCCACTAGAAGAAGCGTTTTCTCTAACTAAAGAATACTCCGAACTATTCCAATCTAAAGGAACTGGAACATAATTTAAAGAATCAAACTTAACTACTTCACTTGGCCTTAAAGTGTACAAATATTTCCAAATATATCCATCTCCACTATCTCCAGGAGTTCTTGGTTCAAGATCGGTAAACGTCGGTTCATCTAGAGAGGGTCTTCCATTTGTATTTTCGGGATTAATTCCATTATTTAAACAAATATAAACTCTAAAATCTCTATTAATTACATAATAATTTGAAGAATATAAATTAGTTTGTTTACTTGGTATTGATCTATTATTCCTATCTATGTCATTTCTGTACATATCATAAGTTTCACCGGAAGTCCATAAATTTTTTGTTATAACCCTTCTAACATCACTATCTTTATTTATTTTTTTCAACGTAAGAATAGTGTCCCAAACATCATTAGAATAATTGAAGGAATCTATTGGAGCATTTGGGAAATTGTCCCAATTTGGATCATATTCTGAAGCATTTGGAAGACCCACAAAAGTATAATATGAAGAATCTGAAGACCCTATAGAAGCTACTAAATTTTCGCAACTTAATAGTCTAAATTGATCAGTTATAATTGCTGACATTACTTTAAAAATTTTAAAACTATTTATTATACTACATTATATGATGTAGTCTTTAGTGGATTAAATCTTTTCACTGTAGGTGTGCTGTTTAATCCCACAACACCATTAGACGTTCCTACTTCAAATGATGTTTTTAGACCGACAGAATCTGTTTCTATTAGTCCCCAAGTAAATTCTCCAAAATATTTATCACTACCAATACCTCCTATGGTGCTGTAGTTTTTAACACTAACTACAACTCTAGCAACATCCTTTCTAAACGCTGGAGAAGAGTCATAACCAAAAGCGTCTACACTAACTATTGATACTGAAGCAACTTGATAGATATTATCTAAGAAGTTAGTTCCAACACCAATTACATTACCATTACTATCTAAAGATTCTACTGGAGATCCTATATTGGAGTTAAAGACTTTAAAATAATAATTTTCTTTTATTTGACTTGTTGTTATTGTAGGTAAAGTAAATCTACTATCTCTTAATGGAGAATTGTTTGGAATTAATAAATCAAACACTATTCCGGTGACGGCAAAACCTACCGAATCTGTAGAAACCCCAGTAATTATTCCATAATCACCACTATATTTGGTATCTTTTAAGTATTCTTTTTTAAATCTTGGAGATTCTACTATTACTAAAGGTGGAGAACTAGTAGTATAACCTGAACCTGGATTTGTAATTGAAATGGAAGAAACTCTTCCTGAAGTAATTGTGGCAGTAGCAGTAGCAGTAACTCCTAAACCTGTTGGAGATGCTATAACTATAGTTGGATTTTCTAAATATCCGGATCCACTATTATCAATATTTAAAGAAGTTATTGTCCCAGCTGAAGATACTAGAGATGAAACCTTTGCAGTTTCTTTATCGAAGGTTTCTATAATTTCAATTTGGTCTATAAATGATTGAGAAGTTGGATTTTCATTTTTATAATTAAAACTAGATTCTAAAGAATCTACAAAGATCATTGTACTTCCTATTCCAACACTTGAGATTAAATTGCAGACCGGATTTATTCTTGATTCATACTCTTTTCTATTTTTCGTAATATTTTCTCCATTTACAACCAAATCTTCACTTTGCTTGCACCAAGATAAAGGTCTTAAAAGTTCTAAGTTTTGTGATATTCCTACAGAAGAATATAAATTTGTATTTACTGATGTTGGTGAAATTATATCCTCAACAATTCTTTTTCTTTCTACAAGTTTAATTGTATTACCTATTATCTGTAAAGTATCTCCTATTTTTACAGTATCTTCAATATCAACATCCTTCACATCAATTCCATCAGTTCCCTTATAAAATAGAATGCTACAAGAATCTCCATTCTTGGGAGGTTCTACAAAGGTAAGTCTACTTCCTCCAGAAAAGTCATAAGCAATATCGGGAACTTGTATAACGTCATTCAATACGACTAATATTGTTGCCTTTACGTCAATATTTGATCCTCTCTTTGAAATTATTGAAAAAATACTTCCATTATCTTTTAGGAAAAATGTTTTTCTTTCTCCATCGAATTCTGTACTTATATCATCTAAAAGTTTTAATCCTCCAATATACCATCCAGAAAAATTATCTTTTTCGACTTCAACAACATTTATAGAAAATTCTTCAAAAGTTTTTGAAGGATCTGTTGGTATTCCTGTATTTCCTCCGACTTCTATTGTTAATATATCTCCAGCAGAATATGAGTATCCATAATTTTTTACGACAAAATCTATAACGCTAGAACCTTGACCTACAACAATATCAACTTTTAATTCTGTTCCAAATCCAGATTGTGAACTTGAAGAATATATTGTTGGAATATCCGCATATGGTAGTGGTGGATCTATAACTAATTTTGGGGGATTTGCATTAGAATATCCAGAACCTTCATTTGTTATATTAACTCCGACTACAACACCATTTGATATAGAAGCTGTACCAATAAATTCTACATATGGTGTCCCCAAATTTCCATAAGATTGAACTCCAACTCTTATATTATTTTGTATACCAGGTCTATATCCGGATCCACTATTTCCTATTGAAACTGAAGATATAGTTCCTGCAATAGAAACCGTAGCTGTTCCTGCTGCTCCAATTAAAGGTTGATATCCAAATCCATTACTTGAACCTATAGATATTGGAAACCCTCCTCTAGGAACTGAAGCATTGTTCTGGTCATAAGAAATTGAGGACGCTGTTCCAGTAAATTCTAAATTAGTGCTGGAAGAATCTTGAGATAAAACAAAATCTTCTTCCGGTATTTGCATTACATTGTTTATAAGAACAATAGATCTATCAGTAGATATTCCAATAATATCAGATCCATTAGATTTTAATGTAAAATCTTTATCTATAGAATTGAATTGGTTTGACAAATCGTCAAAAAGATAATTTTTTTCATAAGTTTCTTCATTTCCATTGGTAATTCCAGATCTAATAAAAACTCTTCCATGAAAAGAAGATTTTATTGTACTTTCTACAGTGATACTTCCAAAGTTATTAACAGTCGATACATCTTCCCCAAAAGGTGCGGATCCAAAATATATCCTACTTCCAACAATATTATAATTGCCATTAATTTTTTCTATCAAAGTATTTGAAGAGTGCGAAGATATTCCAGTTCCATAAACACCCCGAGAAACTTTTACATTATTGATAGATCCATCTATAGAGTTTACCTTCATTATCTCATCATCGACTTTAAAAAAGTCTCCCACAGCAAACTCTTCAATTTCCGAAAATATTAAATCTGAATCTGAAGTGTCTGATACTAAATCATTTTGTAGTATACTAGTTCCAGATGAACTTACATTAATTGGAGATTGTATTACATTATCAATTGTTATTATACATTTTTGATTTTGTTTTGTAGATTCTATAAAATGGGTTCTGCCAGTACCTACTGAAGTTATATCTATTAAATTTGGTATTTGTGCAAGAGAATCTGCAGCACTTGCAGCAAATTTTATTCTACTATTGTCTACTTTGTATACATAAAGGTCGCCGGATAATTTATCGGTAAGTCCTACTCCAGAAATAGTTGTTGGTGAAATTGAAATTGCAGAACTTGTATCTTGATTATTGAATGGATTTGTTATATATTTTACTTGCTCACCAGTGACAAAAAAGTGATTTGGTATTTTAATAAAATCCTCATCAATATTAACTACTGAAGACCTATCACCCCTGAATAATTTTTCAAATATAAAATCTCCTTTGTATTTTAAATCAAAAGAAGTTTTATCAGCACTTCCAAATATAGCAATTCCAGTATTAATTGCAGAATTTTCCAAATCAATATTTGGAGGTAAATTTCCAAACTCAACATCAGTTAAATTGTTAAAAAATAAAATAACTTCTATATTTTTATCTGGTAGTGGAGTAAATAGTATTTCTGTAACTGGTCCTGCAGAAACATTAGTACTAAAACTTCCCAAAGATCCTGAAGTATTCGATATTCCATATTCTATAAATGGAGCATCCGTGTTTGTATTGATAACAAAAAGTTCTAATACTTCTATATCTCCTGTGTCAATATCTGTAACTTGACTAATTATGTAAGAAGAATTAAAGTCTGATCCATAAGATCCAACTAAAGTTGCAACTGGAGAAGGGTCTCCTGATATTGAGGTTTTTACTGATCTAAATTCTCCAGATCTTAAATTTATAACTCCATCCAAATTAAAATCTGTATTTGCAAAAGATACATTGACAGTATTTACTGACAAATCTCCTATAGATGCGCTGTCAGGATAAAAATCTAATTTTATAGAAGATCCTGAAATATAAGCATCGTATGTTCCTATTCCGGCAACGGATTCATCATTATCAAAAGAAATTTTTCCAAAATCTGAAATGATAACTTGATTTGAAGGGTCTTTAACTAAAGTTATTTCGGTATACTCATAAAAATTATTAGAAGTTGATACTTCTACCAGTATTTTTGAAGAAGTGTAATCTAAAGATATATTTGATATAGTTCCTACAGATCCCGCACTTATAGTGGAATTAGAAGAACCTATACTTACAATATCGCCAATTAAAAAACTTCCGGAATTATT